TTCTAAAACATATGAGTTCACAAACGATGACCCAAATTTATTTGAAGCAGATGTACCGGAAACTACTAGAATATTAGTAGATTTATATAATTCTAGTGATATTCCATCGGAAGGTCACGTTATTATGACTTTTGATATTGAGGTAGAAATGATTACAGGTCTACCAGATACCCAAAAGGCAAAAAACGAAATCACTGCAATTGCTTTGCACGATAGTGCTACTGATACTTACTATGCATTAGTATTAGATAAGTTGGGTAAAGTAAAGAATACAGAAACAGGTAACAGAGTTGTTCGTTCATATCACAATGAAAAAGAATTACTACACGCTTTTTTAACAATCTACGAAACTATTCGTCCAACTATTATTACAGGTTGGAATATTGACCAGTTTGACGTTCCATATTTATTTAATCGTATTACAAATGTATTGGGTAGAAATAATGCAACACGTCTATCACCAATCGGTGAGTGTTTCTATTCACCATACAGAAATCGTTGGAGTTTTGCTGGAGTAAGTGCATTGGATTATATCACTTTGTATAAGAAATATAACTATGGTTTGGAAGCATCTTATACCCTAAATCACATTGCCACAAAAGAGGTAGGCAGAGGTAAGCTAGAATATAAAGGTAGTTTAGATGATTTGTTTAAAGAAGATATTAACAAGTATATAGATTACAATATTGTAGATGTTGAGTTAGTGGTAGAGATGGATAAGAAACTACAATTCATTGAGTTGTGTAGAGCAATCTGTCACACCGGTCACGTTCCGTATGAGGATTTTGTGTATTCATCAAAGTATTTGGAAGGTGCTTGTTTGAACTACTTAAAGAAGAAGAATTTAGTAGCACCAAACAAACCTGCCGATAGAAGGGAAAGGATGAAGGAAATCAATGATAATAATGAAGAGAAATTCATTGGGGCATATGTAAAAGAACCCATCGTTGGTAAGTATGATTGGATTTATGACTTGGACTTAACATCACTATATCCATCAATCATTATGAGTTTAAATATCTCGCCTGAAACAAAGGTGGGTAAGATAAATAATTGGGATGCAGAGGAGTGGATTAAAGGAATAGAAACTACATATCAAGTTACATCGGATGGTTCAACTTACCCATATACCAAAGAACAATTATCAGAACTAATTAAGGATAATGGATTAGCAATAGCAGCCAATGGTGTATTATATGACCAAAGTAAGCCAGGTATTATTGCAGATATTTTAGATACTTGGTTTAAAGAACGTGTTGAATTTAGAAAATTAGAAAAACAATATGGTGAAGAGGGTGATAAAGAAAAATACGAATTTTATGCGAAGAGGCAGTTGGTTCAAAAGATTCTTCTTAACTCTATGTATGGTGTGCTTGGTCTTCCTGCCTTTCGGTTTTACGATATTGATAATGCAGAGGCGGTTACGGTTACTGGTCAAACAGTCATTAAGAAAACGGCGGAAATGGCAAACCTAAAATATAATAAAGAATTAGGAACTAAAGTGGATTACAACGTCTACATAGATACTGATTCCATTTATATGTTAGCAGAACCATTGGTTAAACATCGTTTTCCAGAATACAAATCGTTTGATGAAAAAAGGATGGCATCGGTAGTAAACGATATTGCAGAAGAAACTCAAGCATTCTTAAATAAATTTTATGATTTATTAGCTGAAAGGTTTTTCTTTATTAAAAAGGATAAACATAGGTTTGAGATTAAAAAAGAATACATTAGTAAAGCTGGTTTTTGGATTGCTAAAAAAAGATATGCGCAATGGATGATTATGAAGAATGGTATTCCTTGTGATAAGCTAGATGTAAAAGGATTAGATGTAGTTCGTTCTTCATTCCCAAAGGCATTCCAGGATTTTATGTCAAGAATATTACGTGACATTCTTACCGGTAAAACAAATGAAGATGTTGATACAGAGTTAAGAGCATTCAAATTAAGTTTATCTGGTTTAGATGTATCAGTAGTAGCAAAGGGTGGGGCAGTAAAAGAGATTAGTAAGTATGATACAAAAGGGTTAGATAAACGCATTGGTTCATTTTTAGCAGGAACTCCTGCACACGTTAAAGCCGCCATCACCTACAATAGATTACTAATTCACTATAAGTGTCCGTTTATGTATGAGCCAATTAGAAATGGTGATAAAGTAAAGTGGGTGTATCTAAAACAAAATCCATTTGGATTGGATACGGTAGCATTTAAAAACTACAATGACCCGGATGAGATTATGAATTTTATTAAACAATATGTAGATGTTGATAGAATTTTTGAAGCAGAATTAGAAAACAAAATGGATGATTTCTATAATGCGTTAAAGTGGGAGAAGGTAAATCACGCAGAGAAAAAACTCTCACAATTTTTTGGATTTTAAATTAAATTTTCGTATCTTTGTAAAAACAATAAAATAATAAATTATGAACAAAATTAGATTAAATCGTTTCATTCAAAAGTACAATTTAGCTGGATTAATTGAATCAGTTACTTGGAAAGCAGATGGTAGCAAATTGGTTACTAAATTCATCTCTGATGATAAGACAGTATTAGGTGAGTTAGAGTTGGATAATTTCAACTTTGAAGTAGCGGAATTGGGTATTTATACCACCTCAAATCTTTCAAAATTATTATCGGTAATGGGTGATGATGTTGAGTTGCAAGTAGCAAAGGTTGAAGACAAATCAATTGGATTAAACTTTAATAGTGAAGGAACAAAGGTTAGTTATCAGTTAGCTGATTTGGCTGTTATTCCTGCAGTACCTGATTTGAAATCATTACCTCCATTTGATATTGAAATTGATTTGGATGGTAAGTTTATTGATAAATTTATCAAAGGTAAAAATGCGTTAAGTGATGTAGATAATTTTACAATCCTTACAGAAGGTGGAGATTTAAATTTGGTTATTGGTTATTCAAATGTAAATTCAAACCGAATTACTTACAAAGTAAAAGAAGGTTATGGTAGTGATGTAACTCCTATTTCATTCTCTGCAAAGTATCTTAAAGAGATTTTAGTAGCAAACAAAGATGCTAATTCTGCTAAATTACAAATTTCTACACAAGGATTGGCGCATATTGCGTTTAAGATTGATGATTATACATCAAAATACTATTTGGTAGAGGTTCAGTTATCAGCATAATAAAAGCAAAAACTATGGCGTTTGATTACCCAAAAAAGTATTTTTACGAAAGGAATGATTGGATTTACCGAAAAGATATAAACCTCACATATGAGGCAGTATTAAAGATGTCTTTTGCAGATTTTGGTAAATGGGTTGATTACTTTCGTAAAACTGCCATAGAACAATGGAACAAAACCGATGCTCCACCAAAGATGGGTAAAGATGAACCTGAAATCATAGAAGCATTTTCTAAACTACAATCATTTAAGGTGCACGAGTTTGCAGAAAAAGATGATGTAGGTGATGATATTATCTTTAACTTTAATAAGTTTGCTACTGCGGTAAATCAGTTCTTTCCTGCAATGTATAAAACTGGTATTGGTGGTTCTACTTATGATAAACCAAAACCATCTATTTACGATATTTTTGTAGATGATAATTACCTACCGGAATTTATCAAACAAATGCGAAGATTGACTAGGCAAGATGGGATGTATCGTTTCAGTAGAACCGTACATTTAAATAACCCAGATTATCATAACTCACACATACAAGGTGGAAAAGAGTGGATTGAAAAATGGGTTAGTGGTGATACATTAGCAGGATATGATTTTTGTTTATCACAAGCTGATAGTAAAGTTCCGGCACCGGAAATAACTGCAAGTGAGGTTAAACAATTGTGGGCAGAAGGTAAGTTGAGATATGAAAATATATCATCATTAAGAACTGCTGATTGGGGAGATAATATGGATAATCTAACAGACCTCCCAAAACAACCTATACAGATTAAAATATATCCGTTAGGTCAAACAATCTTTCCAGAAGCAACTGCAGCATTCCGTATTGGTATGGGAACACAAGCAGTAGTAAACTTTCCACCATTAACTGCAAAGTTTTTATATCAAAAGTTTACTCAACACATTAAAGAGCAAGATGTAATTAACATCTATGACCCATCGGCTGGTTGGGGTGGTAGGATATTGGGAGCAATGAGTGTAGATGATAGGAATATCCACTACATAGGTAATGACCCGAATACTGAAAACTTTATTCCAGAGATTGGTAAAACTAGATATGAGTATTTAGCAGAGTTCTTTAATAATAAAGTACCGGGTGCATCCAATTTGTTTTGGGGACATCGTAATAGTTATGAACTATTTACAACGGGTAGTGAGATTATTGCGGAGGAGGAAAGATTCCAAAAGTATAAGGGTAAGTTAGATTTTGTATTTACATCACCACCATACTTTGATAGAGAAAGATACTCCGATGATGATTCACAATCTTTTAAGAAATTCAATAACTATGAAAGTTGGAGAGATGGATTTTTAAGACCTACACTAACAACTGCATTTGAATATCTACGAAACGATAGATACATTTGTTGGAATATTGCAGATATTAAGATGGGTAAAGATAAATTCTTTCCATTAGAGCAAGATTCAATTGATATTCTTACTGGTTTAGGTATGGAATATAAGGGTAAGATTAAAATGACAATGAGTCCAATGACCGGTGTTGATTTGAGTGGAGTAAAAAATAGTATGCGGTTAGGTGGAACTGCATACAAATATGAACCAATTTTTATATTTTATAAACCTTAAAATAAATGTTTGCAAATAAGAAAGAAAATACTTTGTGGGTAGAAAAATACAGACCTAAAGTATTAGCTGAATATATCGGTAATGATTTACTGAAAGAGAAAGTGCAAGGGTATTTAGATACTAACGATGTCCCACATCTATTATTATATGGGAAAGCAGGAACTGGTAAAACTACATTAGCTAAAATTATAGCAAATACAATTGAATGTGATTTGATGATTATCAACGCATCCGATGAGAACAATGTAGAAACGGTTAGAAATAAAGTAAAGAACTTTGCAAGTGGTGCTGGATTTAAGGGATATAAAATCATCATATTAGATGAGTTTGATTATATGACAGCCAATGCTCAAGCAATTCTTCGTAACTTAATGGAAACATTTAGTACCCACACTAGATTTATCCTAACCTGCAATTACCACGAAAAAATTATTGAACCAATTTTATCACGTTGTCAAACATTTGCAGTAACTCCACCATCAAAGAAAGATGTAGCAGTTCACGTGACCGATATATTAAATAAGGAGGGGATTAAATATGATATTAAAGATGTTGCGGATATTATTAGTGCTTTTTATCCGGATATTCGTAGGGTGCTTAATACTATTCAGTTGCAGTGTTCTAATGGAACTCTTAAAGTAGATACACAAACTGCTTTACAAAACGATTTTAAGATAAAGATTTTAGACATCTTAAAAAATGGTTCGGAGAAACGCAATATGTGGATGGAAATTAGGCAGATTATTGCAAACAATAAGATTACTGAATTTTCAGAACTATACACTTATCTATATGAAAAAGTAGATGAGTATGGAAAGGAAAATAAATCGGGTGTAATCCTAGCATTATCAGACTCCCAACAAAGGGATGCATTAGTAGTAGATAAAGAAATTCCGTTCATAGCGGGTGTAATTCAAATAGTAAGTTTAATTAGATAATTATGGCAGAAAATGTAGAAGTGGCAAAACCTATTGGTGATAGAGTTTTGATTGAGTTTGAAAAAGTAGAAAAGACAGCAGGTGGTATTATCTTACCAGAAACTGCACAATATGGTGAAAACAAAGTAGGTAAAGTAGTTTCGGTTGGACCAGGTGTTTACACACAAAACGGAACTCGCATCCCTATGACGTTAGAGGTTGGTAATAAAGTATTACTACCACACAATAGTTATGATACTCAAACCATTAAGTTAGGTGGTAAGGATTATATTTTATTACGTGAGCAGGAAATTTTAATGGTAATTCGATAATGCAAAATCCTAATATAGATTTATCACAAGCAAAGGATATGGTATGTGATAAGTGTGGTGGAGATACATTTGCACCTGGCTTTAGATTTAAAAAGATTAGTAGATTACTAACCGGTACAGCACAAGATGCAGTAATTCCAATTGAACTATACCTATGTGTAGAATGTGGTGAAGTGTTAGAGGAGTTATTACCAAAAGAAGCAAGAAAACCAAAAGAAAATGGCGAAGGAAAAAACCCGCTTGGGCTTATTTGACCACATAGCGGCATTAACGGAACATCAAAAGCCTGATTACTTTGATAAATTGACAGATGACGATAAAAAGACTTGGAGTAATTTTCTAATCTTGCGTTATTTATCAATGCAACCTACTTGGGTTGATGTTGTTTCGGAAGTTCAACCATATGTGCAGGGTTTATCGCCAGAGTTATTCTACAAAGTGTTTATAGATATTTTACCAAAAGGTAAACAATATTTAAAATACATAAGTGGAAGAAAGAAAGCAGATGGACAGCCGGATTGGTTGATAGATTTAGCTATATTATATTACCAAGTATCACATAAGCAAGCAGTTGAGTATTTAGATATTCTTTATTCTACTAGAAAAGGGCAAGAAGAAATAAACGAATTGTGTGAAATGTACGCAGTTCCAAAAAAACAAATCACTTCCCTAAAGCTTAAAATTTAATATCCGTTTTATGATTTCTCCTATATTTATTTATGGGAGAAATTATGAGACTAATTACATCAATATTGTTGGTGCTATTACCTATTATGGGTACGGCGCAAAATACAGAGCCAGTTTTTGTTGAAAAAGTTGTTAATAGTGTTCAGATAGGACCTTTAACCGGCAACAAAAACCTGGCTTTTGGTGTAAAAAACATCCTACAAGAATTAGTACAAGAGAATCATTCATTGATGGAAACCATTGATGAAAATACAATCGTTCTTAAAACAGAAATCGTTTTCTTCGATATTCTAACAACCAAAAAAAATATATCAGTTTTTCATTCAGACGAGACTGAAGTAGTTATACGAATAAAGGGTACACTTTACAAAAACGGCAAGAAATTAAAACAATTTTTAGCAGAAGAAAGTTCATCCGAAGTATCTACTAGCACATTATTAGTTAATGAAGGTGGACAATTCAACCAACAATCTGCACGAAACGCGATTAAAAAGACTTGTGAAACCTTAATCAAAAAACTATTATAATGAAAAACTTATTATTCGGATTGGTGTTTATATTAGCATCATTTACATCTTTTGGGCAATTGATAATAAACCAAGAAGTAACTAACTCTAAACCTTATAGAGTTGGTGATACCCTAACGGTAAGATACAATGTTGTCAAAGGAACTACAAATCCTAGATACCTTTGGATGCGTTATCAGTATTCAAACAAACACTTACAAAAATTGGGTGCTACTGTATTCTCACAGGGAGCAACTGCTCAAAACTTTGAAGCAACTTGGCCAAATTATATGTTCACTCAAAACCCAACAATTGGAGTTGGTGAATTGAATAACCAATACGCTTCAACACCTTGGAACTATTCACAGAATGGTGATTGGATAGCAAAGCAATTTACAACACAAAGAGCAGATGCAGTAATTGATGGTTTATGGGCAACTGAAAAGTTTATCTTATTAGAAAACTCAACGTATCAAGCCATACACAAATTAGATTTGGCAACTGCAAACGGAACAAACGATGCAGCAATCACACCAATTGGTTCTCAAGTTCTTCAATTATCTTTTGCAGATGCAGATGTAAAGCACGTTTCCGCATTTAGAGTAAGAGTTGCATATCCAGGTAATTTTGATGTTACATCATTATCAGTTCTAATTCAACCATTAAACGCAGATGGAACTACTAATTTTTCTGCTCCACAAATAGCAAAGACACCATTAAACTCTGCGGGAATGGTAGATTTCGCACAATTTAATATTGGTGATAAATTTGGAGTATATATTGTTCCAACTACTGGAGCAGGTTATTTAAACAATGTAGTAACTGTTACCGATGCTTATAGAGCATTTTTAGCAGTAACCGATGTTGGATTAAATGGTACATCATCTATATTTCAATATCCTGCAATCGAAAAGGCAATTGGTAATGTAACAATTGGTGATGGTGATTTTAACAACAATGATGCTTATTATTTATTTGCACACATTTTAGGACAAGATGTTGCTTCGAAGGCAAACATAACAAGACAAGGTGCAAATCCATTACAATTTATATCGGTAAAGCAATCAGCATTTCCAAACTTTGCAGCGGCACCAACTAACAATTCAGTAACCATAACATCGGCAAATCAAACGGAGATTTTCTCTTACGCATTTAGTGGTGATTTGGATTTCTCACACTCTTCTAATCCTGGTAATCCAATAACTGCAAATAGTGTTGGTGGACAAGGTACAATGAATAGAACAATAGCTAACAAAGGTATCTACGCAAATCAAGTTACTAAAACTGCAACATTAAGTTTATCATCTAAAATTGAAAACAACAAAGTTATATTAAGTGGTAACTTAACGCAAGCAGGATTAGCAGGATTAGAAGTTATTTTGAAATATGATAATTCTAAATTAACTTTGGATGGTATTGTATTTGATGCAGGTTCATCTATAACTAACTTCTCAACAGATAAAGATGGTAGATTAACATTTGGTTCAATGGACCAAATTAAAACTGCTAGAATTAAAACTGGTACACCATACAAATTAACTTTCACATCTAATGTTCCTTTAACAAATACTTCTGGTTTATTCTATACTGAATTAGCAGATGCGGTTGATGGAAACGGAAATAAGATTGGATTAAATGTAGAGTAATGAGAAAACTGCTTGTTGTAATATTAATATTATTATCTAGTAGTATATCCATAGCACAATCCATTACACAACCTGCCTCTAAAAAGTTTGAATTAAACGTAAGTGGGCAGGCGTGTAGTGGATTTGTTTTGAATGGGTTTACTTCTACCGATGTATTATTGGCATCAATAGGGTTTATCAATCCGCCAGCAGGTACAACATTCAATTTAACCACAACAACAGGTTTAACACCCGCATCTGGTTTTACTTTAACCGGTAATAAAGCTCGTTTAGTATTTACGGGAACTCAAACAAACATAAATAACGCATTAGCATCTCTAAAAATAAATACAGGTGCAACTGCCGGTAATGTTCAAATATCCGTATCAGCAACTCTAAATCCAACCGGATTTTATTACAATCCAATAAACGGACACTTTTACAAACCAGTAACTACTGGAGATACATATACGGGAGCAAGAGCAGCATCGTTACTAACAACATTCAAAGGACAGACAGGATATTTGGTAACGATTACTTCTGCCGATGAAAATTCTTTTATATTTGTTAATGTACCGCAAGCTAATATATGGTTTGCAGCAACGGATGAAGTTACCGATGGTAGATGGGTAATTGATGCAGGACCTGAAAAGGGGACGGTAATGAAAACATCAAATGGACAAACCGCTGGAAATATAGCAGGTGTGTATAACAACTGGGCAGGTGGTGAACCTAACGGATATAATCATAGTGAGGATTATGCAGTAACAAACTGGGGTGGTGCATCAACTTGGAATGATTTATCAAACAATTATTCCAATCCTTATATAATTGAATATGGAACTTGGACTAATCCAGATTCACAAACATTCACAAATTTCTATTCAGCAAATGTAATAAACCCAATAGATGTCCCATCCTCAAAAGTTAATTTTTATTTTGGTGGAGGCATAACCCCATCACAATGGTCAGTAAAATCTTATACCGCAAATGGTGCAACTCCAGTTAGTACAACTGCTGGTTTAACTTTGGGAACAAATGGTAGTGTAGTTAATACGAGTGATTTTGTTAAAAGTAAAACGGATATGGTTATGTATTTATCCAAACTACCATCAACTACTTTAACAAATTTATATGGAAGTGTATTAACTGTGGGAGATGCTCC